AAATGTCATCAAGCTGGCAAGGCGTGAAAAGTTTGATAGCGTTTTATGCGTTGGCGATGAGATTGACTTTCAAACCATTTCTCGATGGGCTGAGAAAACACCTTTGGCTTATCAACAGACCCTTGATGCTGACCGCAAACAAACTCAAGATATTCTTTGGGCTTTAACTGAGAATGCTAAAGAAGCCCATATTGTTAGATCAAATCACACAGATCGGCTTTACAACACACTTTTGAAAGTGCCGGGGATGATTAGCCTTCCAGAACTGCAATATGCCAAGTTTATGGATTTCGATAATCTAGGAATTACTTTTCATAAAACATTCTATGAATTCGAAAAAGGCTGGATCTTGGCTCATGGCGATGAAGGCAGTTCAAATCCCAATGCCGGAATGACTGCGTTGAACTTAGCCCGAAAAACGGGCAAAAGTTGCGTTATTGGGCATACGCATCGCTTGGGCATGAGTGCCTATTCTGAGGGCATAGGAGGTCATTACAGACCTTTATATGGCATTGAGGTAGGAAACCTTATGAATAAGGCAAAAGCCTCTTATACTCGAACTGTAGCCAATTGGCAGATGGGTATTGCTATCCTCGAATGGAACGGCAAAAATATGACACCAACCTTAATTCCTATCAATAAAGATGGCTCATTCACAGCTCTTGGAAAGTCGTATGGGGCTTGAAACCGACTATAGGGATCGTACGATATGCAGAGCGAGGATGGGCAGTTTTGCCATTATTGCCACGCAAGAAAGATCCGCACTTTGACTTGGCTCAAAGGGCTTATTTATCAGCATCAACAGATAGCAAACTAATCAACTTTTGGTTTGATTATGATCAAAAAATCAATATAGGCATTGCCTGTTATCAGTCAGGCTTGGTTGTTTTTGATATTGATTACCGAAATGGTGGCGAATTACTGCCAGAGTTTGAGCCTACTTATACAATTCAAACTGGTGATGGCTTGCACCTTTATTACACAGCTGATAAGTCTGATGTGTTTAGAGGTAAATTAACTGATGGTATTGATATTAAGTGGAAAGGTTATGTTGCCGCTGCACCATCAATTCATCCGTCAGGGGCAAACTATAAAGTAATCGATGACCGAGATCCGGTTGCGATGCCAAAAGCAATAAGGGAGATGGCAACAAAATGAGCGACTTACAAGCTGCTTGGTTATTTTTTGGAACAATGTTTGCAATCATGTTTTATTACTCATCACTAGGAAATGCCAAAGATACCGCCTACTGGCGTGGGCGTAAAGATGGCTGGGATATGCACCGCCGAATGATCGAAACAAAGCGCAAGTCTGATGAAGTGTTCGATTATGAAAAAAACTGAAACGCTGTTCGATGAAGCGATTTCGACAATCCAAAGTCGTGGTCTTGTCTATGGGCATCCATTCTATAACATGGAGCGAATCAGTAAGCTGGTCGGTTCATACCTTGAATACCCAGTCATGCCGCATGACATTTGTATCTTTAACATATTGCAGAAAATTAGCCGTTTGCAAGAGTCCCCTGGACATTGGGATTCCCTTGTTGATATCGCAGCATACACAGCAATTTATGCAACTGTTTATGATGCCGAAACAGACATGGACTTCAAAAAAGGAGATGATCTTTAATGGCATTTAATCTTGAGGATTACGAGGATGTGGCAACGCTGAATAAATGGTTCATTGCCAATTATCCAATGGGTAGATCAGATATTTCAGTCATCAGTCATGATGCTGAAAAAGGTTATATTTTGGTGCAAGCAACCCTTTGGCGAGATGCAACAGATCCATCACCAGCTGTTAGCAACATTGCTTTTGGATCAAGAGAAACTTACATTCCCAATATGAAAAAGTTTTATGTTGAGGATACGGCAACCAGCAGCTTAGGTAGAGCAATTATTCTACTCAAGGGGTCTGACAAGACTGCCACCAAGGATGATATGAAAAAGGTTGAAGCCAACCCATCATTTAAGGATAAGTTGGAATCAAGACAAAACATGTATGGCAAGCCCGGCACTAAATCAGCTCAGATTGAAACAATACTAAGAGATAGTTTTGCAGCTGATAAGAAAGAGCCTGAGCCAGTTGCGTGGTCGGTTGGAGATGTGGTCGCTGAGATCGGATCATCAACACCTAATGAACCACCTGCATGCCAGCATGGTCATATTTTGAAAGAAGGAATCTCTAAAGGAGGTAAGCCTTACTATGGTTATGTATGCAAAGCAAAACAATGCGAACCTAAATGGGCAAAACTTACAGCTAATGGAAAATGGTATTTTGAAGGAGGTGAATGATGTCATCACTTTACAAAATAGATGATGTCATGAAAATGCTTAATGTAAGCAAGGCAACAATTAGGCGTGAAATTATACGAGGCAATTTGCCAGCAATTAAAATTGGCAAAAGTCTTAGATTTGATATGTCTGATGTTGAGCAATACATTGCACAATTACCTAAATGGAAGGAGGTTAAAAATGGGTGAATTACAAATCATTGACGGCTCTGGCTTAACTGCAACCTTTACAGATGACGGAGTTAAAGTAGAGCCATCAACAATTACTTGCGACACATGCAACGATGACAGATTACTTCATGAGGGCGATCTGCTTCGATGCTATTCCTGCCACACGATCAACAGGATTCCGTATCATGCCTAATTACGATTACATGTGTGATGGTGAGGGAACGCTGATTGTATTGGATTTACCAATGGATCATAAAATCCCTCATTGTCAAGTATGTGGCGCACCATTAAGGCGTGTCTATACAGCTGTGCCAGCAATATTTAAGGGCGATGGATGGGCAGGAAAACTTGGTTAAGTTTAGGTGCAATTTCTGCTCAGCCAACTCGGAGTTTGTTTGGCTTGATGGATACGATACTCACGAAGGCTTTAGGGTTTATCAATGCCTTAAATGCAATGCTGTGGGTGCTAAGAATCAAGCTGAGGCAACTGATACTCAAGAGCCAGTCATTCGATGCACTAAATGCGGTGCTTGGATGTTTGTTGATAAGGAGTGTTTTACATGTGCGATTCTCATGATCAAAGAACCCACGAAATAAACTGGGCTTACCAAAACCAATTGCGTGAGCAATGGATTGTGGATCATCCAGAAGCTGAGTACGAAGGCTGGATGTCGATATGAGCCAAGCCGGATACGATGAAACATGGATTGAGTTGAATGGATTAAGGATCACGACTTGCCGTCTGACCTGCGGTTATGCTGATGGATTTGGAGATGTATGATACCCTTAAACGCAAATTCGCTTTCAGAGCGAAAGGGCGATCTGCGAAGCAGAAAGATCGCAAGGTTTGGTTTGGTGATACCTCTGTTCATAGTCTTGAACATAAGCCTTTTAAAAGATGATTCCGTTGCTGTATCTTGGTCAATACCTAAACTAAAACAATATACATTTCATCAGCTAGATTATTCATTTGAACAGTTCTATTGTGTAGATGAACTCTGGTATAAAGAATCAAGATGGAACTACAAAGCCAAGAACCCTAAATCAAGTGCATTTGGTATTCCACAGATATTAGGCTTAAAAGAATTAAACCCTACTAAACAGATAGATAGAGGATTGAACTACATTAAACACAGGTATGCTAATCCTTGCAATGCACTAAAGCATCATAAGATTAAAGGATGGTATTGATGAGTAAGTCAGCTCTAAGATCTACTGGTAGCACCCATAGATGGCGACAGATAAGAAGTCGTATCTTGAGGCGTGATCAGTTCATCTGTCAATACTGCAATCAAGAGGCTACTACTGTTGATCATGTGATACCTAGGAGATTAGGTGGTCTTGATAGCGATGACAATTTAGTTGCTTCATGTCGTAGATGTAATTTAAGCAAGGGTGGGCGGTTTTTTGTGAGCGATAAGACACCACCGACCCCCCGTTCCTTTTCTAACCCACAAAACACCTCAATTGGGCATGACCTGACACAACAAAACCCGTCATGACTAATTCTGGAGGAATCGGGAGCGATCAGGCTCAATCGAGTTTAGGAGGTGTGCCAACTCCACGAATTCACTCATTATTGAATGATTTACCTTCAAAAGGTCAAGAAATGATCGATTTTGCAGCTGAAATCGGCATACCTTTGATGGAATGGCAAAAGTTTGTGGCAATCCATGGTCATAAGGTCAAGCCTGATGGTCGCTGGCATCACACCGAGGCTGGGCTTTTGATCGCACGCCAAAATGGCAAATCAACTTTCATGATGCTTCGTATCCTAACCGGCATGTATGTCTGGGG